GCCAGCGGGCCTGAATGCCCAGCGTCGCGGCGGAGTCCATCTCGCGCTGCTTCGCCATCAGGACGCGCCCGGTGTTCAGGGTCGCCCACGACATCGCGCTGGTTGTCAGATTGCCCGCTGAGGTTGAGCCGCGGGCGGTCGTGGCGAGGAATAGGGCTCCGCCGCCGCCGCCCCAAGCGCTGTTGCCGATGATCGGCGCCCACGCGGCGACGCTCAGGGCGCGGGCCGCGGCGCGGCCAATCTTCTGCGGGATGCGCCGGATGACGCCAACGTCGTCGTTGGCGATCGCTTCCAGCGTGATGTCCTGCGTACCACCGGTCTTCCCGATGGTCAGCGGGACGTTGATGTCGGTCGGCGGAGTGCTGAGAGCGGCGTAGTCGGCGCCCTGTGCGACGGACGCCATCCCGGCGAACCCGCCGAGGATCGGGCGGGCCTGCGCCCGGAAGTCGCGGGCGGTCGTGATGTTGGCGACCTGCCGCCACTGGTCGTACGGGGCTTCGTTGTACTCCTTCTGGAGCGCCCGGTTCAGGCTGTTTGCGAGCGAGTCCGCGAGCGCGGTCGTGTCGAGGACGCCAGCTTCCGCGATTCTGTACGCCTTGTCCATCCTGCCAGTGAAGCCGACGTCGCCGGTCTTCTGGATGTACCACTCGCGGATCGACGTCGCCGCCGGGATCTTGCGCTTCTCGTCGCCGGGCAGCGCCACGGCCTCGCCGATGAAAAACCCGTCGAGCGCGGCCTGCAACTTGTCATGCTCGTCGACGATGTTCTCGGCGAGCTCGAACGCGCTGCCCGGCCCCCTGAAGTCGCCTCGCAGGCTGGACAGGTACTCGCGGTGCGACTTGATCGCTTCCGTGACCTGCACCTCCGTGAACGTGGCGCCCAGCGTCTTGCGGACGATGCCCTTCGCGGACGCCGGGAGCTTGGACTCCGCGAACACCCGGCTGAATAGCGCGTCGAGCCGTTCGGAGGCGATCTGCTCCAGCACGCCCTTGAACGGGGCCATCGCTTCGGTTACGATCGTCGAGACGTCGGGGGCGTCGGCCTCCTTCTTGGGCTGTTTCTGGGCCTCCGCCATGATGGCCTCGACGATCTCCACGACCTTGTCGGGGTCGAGGTTCGCCATGTCCAGTTCCTTCAGGCGATCGGGCGCCTTCGCCTCGATCAGCTTGAGCAGCTTCTCCAGACCCTTCATGTCGCTGATACCTCCGTCGTCGGCTTCCGCCAGTCCGAGGATTTCGCCCCCCGCCGACGGGTCTACGACCACGTCGACGAAGTGCACCTTCTTGAATCCACCGATCTTCCGAGTGACGCCTTCAGGCGTCCTGACGATCGCGCCCATCGCTTCGGCGACGGTGGAGAACCCGACGATGTCGGTCTTCCCCTGCTCATGGGCGTCGAGCATCATCGTACGCAGCCAGTCAGCGGCCTCGGAAACGTGGAAAGTCGCGTCCACGCCTTCCGGCACGGGCTTCGGGTCGGTGAACCAGCCCACGATGTCGCGGGCTCGCTTCCCCCGGTTCTGGAGATGGTCTTCGTCGGACCTCGCCAGCGCACGGACACCCTCGAACAGGTGCACCGACTGGTGCAACACCGGGAGGGCGTAGTCGTTTCGATTGTGGCTCAGACCTGCCCGAATCAACCGGACACGCCATGCCTTGCCCCTCTTCTCGCTGGAACCGGCCTCGACCAACTCCAGAACCTGTCCTTCGGGTCGAGGCTTCATGTCGCACCCCCGTTTCTGGCTGTGCCCGTTACCGGGCGTTCGGATACCACTGCTCGAACAGCGACCGGGCGTACGGCAGCGAGCCGAAGTGCTTCTCGTACTCCGACAGGCTGCAAGCGAAGACCTTGCGCCCGAAGTTCGTGACGAACAGCGCTACGCCGTAGCGGCTGCCGTTGACCAGCACGACCTCGCCCTTGGCGAGATTCGGTGACTTGGTCTTCGGGTCGAAGTCGAAGCTGGGATTGCCGGGAGGCGAGACGGACGCTCCGGCTCGAATGTCGGGGGTCGACGTGATCGTCCTCGCGGCAGCGACTACGGGCGGGTCGCCGATTGTCGTGGTCATGATGCCGTCGGCGCCGATGGCTGACGGCGCCGCGTCGCTGGTCGGCAGGACCGGGCCTGTGCCGGGGTCTGGGGCTGTGACGTTTCCTTCGTCAACCTTCGCTCGTACCATCTCCGTCCTCCTCTGGTCGTGCCCTTCGGGCCTGTCTCTGACCACTGAACACCCGCGATCGGCAGATGTCAAGCGCCGTCGCTGCCCGGATACTGGTACTCGTACCGGATTCCGTGGTCGCCGGGGAGCGGGACGCCGTGCCCAATCTCGTTCGTCCACACGCTGATCGGGATGCCGTCAGGGAAGGCGGCACAGTTGGCGCCTGACGTTGCTTCTTCGGTTGGCGAGTATGACTTGCCATCGAAGTGCTTGCAGGAGAAGCACTGCGGGATCATTCAATCCACCCCACTTCCTTTGCGAGCTTCGTCCACGCTGGGTCGCACAAGTGCTCCCAGCCCTTCTGCCACGCTGACCAGTTCTCTGCGAACCACTCGGCGCCCGCCCTGGCGGCGCTGTCGAGTGCGTACTCCGACGGGACATGACAGTGCTTCCGGGCCAGCCGCTGGTATGATGCCAGCTGTTTCTCCCACGCCCGACCGCCGTACAACCTGCCCGTCGGCAGCGACTCGTCGAGCGCGTGGCCGAATTCGTGGTTCAGGAGCGACTGCATCCCGCGGCTGTTGTGCATCGGGTAGAGTACTCCGCAGAGCATCTGCGGAGTGCTGTCGTTCCACATCGGGAACTTTTGCTGCGGCTCTGCCCGTATGCCATTCCGGGTCAGGAATGACGAGAACGATTCTGCCGAATCGTCCCAGCCTCCGATTTCTTTGCCCAGCTTCTTCATGTTGGCGAGCGTCAGCTTCAGGGACTCTGTCTCGGCGTCGCCCCAGAACGTGCCGGACGGGCCCGCCTTTGTGAGCTGCTTCTCGATCCACTCGATCCCGTCTTCGACGCTCTTCTTGGCTGCGGCCTTCGTCATCGGCTGGCCGATATAGAGCCTGACGGAGTCCGCCGTAATGGTTAGATAGCCGCTGCCGTACTGGGCGGCCCAGCTCTCCTTCAGCCCGGCGGCCTTCACGTCGACAATGGACATCGGGCGCCAGTGGCCGACGCGCAGGCCCGCTTCTGCTGCTCGGCAGTAGGCCCCTCTGATATCTTCGCAGAAGCTCGTCGCTTGCCGCGCTACCGTTAACGAGCCTGACGGGGCGGGCCATGCGCCCCTCAGTTCGGCTCTCGCACTCGCGGCTCCGTAGTGGTTCATCATGCGCGTCAGATAGTCTTCGGCTTGCTTCAGTATCCTGTCAGCCGAGTCCGCTTCTGAGAAGACTGGCACCGCTTCCATGAACGGGCCCCGCTCCGCGATCAGCTCTGCTTCTTTGAGTGACTGAATCGGGGCTGGTCCGTGCTTGGTCCAGAGCGTCTTGCCTTTGGCAAGCTCTCCGCTGGCGTGGAGCGTGCGTTCGAGGTCGTCGACGAGGTCTTCGTACTGGCTGACCGTGAAGAACCGGTTCGCGGGCTTCAGCGCCTTCAGCCGCTCGGCGACGAGCTCTCGCCTGCGGGGCCAAGGGATCGACTTGCCAGAGGGCGTCTGCTCGAACAGATGACTGAGTGCGTCGACCGCCGTGGGCAGGTCGTCGTACTCGCGGGCGTCGAAGACTACCCTCTCAGGGTGCTTCAGGCCGAACCGGTTCGACGGGGCCGGGGCGGGCGCGGTGGGGGCTAAGCCTCCGCCCTTCAGATCCTTGCCGTCTCCGGCGATGTACGGGTTGTCGATTGCAACGGCTTGGTCGAGTGTCGGGTCGTAGACAACGACGGTCGCGCATTTGCAGTTCACGACCTCGCTGGCGGGTAGATCGGGGTCGTGTGGCCCATCTACGCCGGTGCCTCCGACCATGAACTTCTCGCCCTTTGACGGGTAGATCACCGTGCCGCCCAGTGCGGCGTGGTTGTCTCTGGGCGCCGGTGACGAGTTGTGCAGCCACTTGATGCCAACGCCCTTGAATTTCTCGGCGAGCTGCGTCGCCCTGCTGGTCTGAGTCAGGTTCTGCACCCTGCCCATCTCTGTCCGCATGATCGCTCGCGCCCGCTTCACGGCGCCGTCCCAGACCTGCCCCGGCTTCAGCGGCGTTCCGGGGTGCAGCGATCCGACGAGCTCTTTGACTCGCTCCTCGACGTCGGCGCGGCTCTTCCCGAGCAGGGCTTGCCTGAGCTGCGCTCGCACTTTCATCTGGACCGTCGTCGAGACGCCGGAGATCAGGGTCGGCAGATATGAGTCGATGAACTCCAGCTGCTTGATCGGGACGACCCACGGCGAGACGCCGGGATTCAGGCCGAGAGCCTCCAGTGGCTTGTCAACTCCGTCGAGCGAGAGCTGCGCCAGAACTGTGTGCGAGCTGTGCCAGTCGGTTGAGACGAGCGAGTCGATTCGCTGCTTGGCGGCGGCGACGGCTTGCTCGACTTGCGTCGCTCGGTGGAGATCCCACTCCGTGCCCCCTGCCAGCTCGGCGATGATCCCTTTCGTGAAGTCGGTCATCTGCTGGCTGACTCGCTGGACACGGCTGGCGTTGAACGTCTGGATCGCCTTCATGTTCGCCCGGACGGCAGCCGCATACCGCTTCTGTTCAGGCGTGACTGCCTCGCGGACCAGCAGGTCGTAGGCGATGTCAGGGTCAATCTCGCTGAACACCTCGAATAACGGCGTGTCCCACCATTCAAGGATCAGGTCGATATGCCCCCACAGGCGGCTCTTCAGGTGCTGGTGCATCACTCACCGGGCTTGGCGGTGGCTTTGACTGACGCCGCGGCGCGGAGTGCTTGCTGGGCGAACTCCTGCTGCTTCTCGTCCTGTGCCTGCGATTCCTCTTTCTTGACGACCTGCTCCGCCTCGATCTGCTTGGCTTCCGCGGCGACGTCGATCTCGACGCCTGTGTCGCTGGCGAGTGCGGCGAAGATCTGCCGAGCAGTCTGCTCGCTGACGAGCTTCGCGTCGATGGCGCTGACAAGCATCCGGGTCATGGCTTCGAGAGCGGCGCCAACCTTGGCTGTGTCCGGTCCCCCGACGTCAGGGATGACGACGTCGAATGGCGGCAACCCGGTGAGCAGCTCTTCAGGCAAGATGCCCGCTTCGACCTTGCGTTGAATGACAAACATCATCACGTCCGTCAGCAGCTCGCGGAATTCCTTCTGCTTAGAGCGCAGCATCTTCCGCGTCGGCTCAGACATGACCTCGGCGGTGGCGAGATTCGCGTCATCGCCCGATCCGAACCAGTGGTTCGGAACGCCGTGGCCGCCCATGATGTAGCTCTTCAGCGTCTTCAGGTGCTGCTCGAACTCTCCTGCGTTCAGGGCAGGGGCGAGCGCCGTCCACGTGACCTTCTCATTGTGCGCCCTGACGCTGCCGGGCTTCGGCGAAACGCCGTTCTCTCGCAGCCACTTCTTGATCTCGCCCTCTCCGTAGCCTTCCAGCTTGACGTCCCAGATGAACGCCTGCGCGAGCTTCCCGCGGTCGACCCCTGCCTTGAGCGTCTGCTCCATCGCTTCGAGCCACGCCCGGCTGGTGTATAGCTCCGAGACGCCGCGCTCGCCTCCGAACAGGGCATGGATCTGGGCGAATACGCAGCTGCCGGTGTACTTGCCCGTCGAAGCGTCGAAGCGGAGCACGTCGAGCGTGGGCGAGCCTATCTGCTTGGCGTAGCTGTCGTCGATAATGAGCTGCGAGGGCTGGCCCGATACCGGGTCTGGGACGACTCGGCTGATCACCGACGGATTGATCCAGCCCAGTCTGACGTTGCCGTTCTCGTCGGTCAGGATCGGCATACAGATCTCGCCCCACAGCTGCCACTCGGAGACGCGTCGGGGATTCAGGCGATCCATCCTGTTTGACGGGTCCGTCCAGAACTCGTCGATGATCGACTGCACCTGCTTGCCGACCTCCGTGTCTGCGTCCTTCGCCGTGACCGTAATGCCGTCCCCCACGACGAAGTCGACAATCATCCCGATCAGCCTGCGGGCTGCGTGGTTCTGCTGGTACAGGGTCGCTGATTCCTTCAGGTGCGTCTCCCAGTTCCACGGCTTCAGGTCGACGTATGCGCCGCCGACTGTCCGGTAGCCTTCGGTTTCGAGCCGCAGCAGAGCGAGGGCCGACGCCTCCATGACGACGGGCTGCTCGCCTCCAACGGCGATTCGGTACGCACTCCGGGCTGCGCCCAGAGACGTAGCCAGTCGGTTGAGCTTCATGGCTCCTCCCCCGTCATGGTTGGCTGAAATAGTACACCGTCGTATCGTCCCCTTCTGACGCTATCCACGTCATCCCCGTTTCCTCCCACCCCTCCGTGTAGCCCGTGACGTTGGGGATGCAGTCGAGCCAATACTGTAGCTTATAGGACGTGCCGGGCACCAGCCCGGAGACGGTCATCGATGCGGCGTATGAAGTCGCGGCGGAAACCGGGCGGTACACCGTGTCCCCGGCCCACATATCTGAGCCGGTGTCCCATACTTGATACCTGATCTTGCCGAGGTGCGACCACACGCTGAGAGTCAGCGCCACCTGTGATGTTTCGTCTATCGTTTTGACCGTGATGGTGCAGGACAAAAGGCGAGGCATCGGAGAGGCGAATGGAATGGTCGCATCGCTCGCGACCAATCCGGTCCTCGTCCCTGCTGAATTGACAACGCAACGAACTCCAATTGCTTCGGAGAGTGACGTCACCGCTCCCGGTGCGCGTAGATCGACCCGTGCGCCGGAGGCTGCTGCCAGCCCACGGCGCACGTTCTCGACCTGCACAAGCGAGGTGCGGGGCATCTACCACTCCATCGCGGGCCAGAGCTTCCGACCGCCTCCGGCTTCTCCGAGGGCAGCGGGCATAGTGAACGCGCCGAGCGTTGCGTCCGTGAACGCCCTCCACACCGTGTCGTCCCACCCGAGGATTGACGCCGGATCGGCGAGCACGATCCTCCAGAACAGGACGTACTCCTTCTCCGCTTCGAGCGTCCAGTTGAAGTCTTTGTCGGTGTCGTCTCCCCAATCGTACTCGTTCGCGAAGCCGGTGGCGGGCATCGGACCTTTGCCTGCGCTGTGCCAGTCATCGGCAAGGACATCGAACACGCGAACGTAAAGCGCGCCCATCGGCTTCCACATCGCGCCGAGGAACGCGAAGGCCGCTGCGGTGGGCGAGGTCGTGTATTCGTATTCAAGCACTTGCGGTTGATTGGCGGCCGTCGCGAATGATCCTCCCGAAGAAGCCGATGCTCCAGACATCACGACAGACGCACCGCCAACCCTTGCGATGCTGCCCGTCCTGATACTCTGCGAGCTTGCCCTTCCGCTTGAGCGTCCCATGTCGGTCACGCTCCTTTCGTCACGTTGCTCTTGCCGAGTGTCGTGAGGCGTTCGGCCTTCGGCGCGTCCACGCTCTCGACAATGCCCTTCGCGAGCAAGCGATCAAGCACCGCGTCCGCAATGCCGGAGGCCGTGCTGTCGATGAGATCGCCGGGGCGAACGTACTTGCCGTTAGGCAGGTTCGTCCCGGCGGGGTCGGTCACGCGGACACGCATGGCGTCACTCCTTCTTGCTTGCCTTCGTCGCCGCCTTCTCAGCAGCGGGGTCGGGCGGTGGATCGGGAACGTCGATCTCCTGAACGCGGATCTTGTGCTTTGCGATCCGCATGGATACCTCGGCATCGGACAGGCCGTGATCGTCAGGAAGCTCGACCTCGTGACCGAGCACGTCGGGGTCGATGAACTTGCCGTGCATCACAAGCGGTCGCACGGCGATGAGAACCTGCTTCTTCATCCGTCCGCTCCTTTGGTCGGGGCGCGAAGCCCTCGCCTCGCGCCCCCGTAAACATGAACTGACCCACCAGAGCGCCTAGGTGATGGCGGTCTTGCTCCAGTAGGTCGGGATTCCGATGCTCCACGCGGCGTGCGTGAAGACGCGCAGGTACGTCTCGTTGCTCGTCCAGCCCGCGCCGTAGGGGTTGAAGTCGATGGTGAAGCCGCCCGTCTCCGCGAGCGTGACCATGCCCATATCGCCAGCGATGCCGTAGTACACACCGCCGTAGAGGGCCGACGGGTGAGCGACGATCCGGCGACCGAGGATGGTCGGCGGGATGCCCTTCACGATGTCGCCCCACGCGAGCAGGCCGAGCAGCGGCGTGGCGTAGGACAGCGTCGCGAGGTTGAGCAGGTCACGCGGGTGGACGATCACGCAGGTCTCGGCGGGGTTGAGCCCCGGCGGAACGAAGGCAGCGTGCTCCTTCAGGAAGGTGAGGAAGCCCGCCATCGTGAACGAACTGATCGCCGTTCGAGTGCCCGGCCCGGTGGCGACGAGGATGCCGTCGTTCGGGGCGGGCGCGCCAGCGGCGTCGTCGCCCTGCAATACGCCCTCCTCCATCTTGCGAAGGACAGCGCGAGCGAGGCGAGCCGCAGCGACGGCACCGAAGTTCACGCTCGGCTGTGCCAGCAGTTCGTTGGCGATGATGATGTACGAGCCGATCCACGAGGTCACGAGCGAGTCCTGACCCCACTGCATCCCGGTCGCTTCCTCCGTGATCGGCTGCGCCTGCGTGCGCGAGGAAACGGTGGTGCGGTAGGTCGCCGTCGGCAGCACGGAGTCGCGATTGATCGCGATCTTCGAGCCGGGCGGGCATGTCACCTTGTTGCCGATCAGCGGGTAGATCGTGCCGTAGACGTCCTTCATCTCGGTGATGCCCGGAATGACCTGCGTCGGCACGAGGTATCCCGCGTACTCGGCGGTCGGGCTCGTGATGAAGTCCTGCGCCGCCTTCTCCGTCACGGAAAGCTCGTCAATCGTCTTGCCGAAGAAGGTGCCCTTCGGCGTCATGCGGCCACCGCTGCGCTTGTGCCAGTAGGCCGCGTGGACGAACTTCGAGAACTCGGCGCAGTAGTCCTGCGCTCCGCTCGGGCCGTAGTTCGTGTTGAGGTTCGCCTTGAACGTTTCGACGTCAGCCCGCAGGCGGGTCGTCTCGTCGGCGAACTCCTGTCGAAGCTGCACGGCAGCCGCGTTCGCCTTCGTGAACTCCTTGTCGAGACGCTCGACGGTTTCCGCCGCCTTCTGCACGCTCTCAACGAGAGCTTTGTCGATTTTGAACTCCTCGGACATGGCCGACTCCCTTCGATTCGTTTCGTAGGTTGCGCCGCGTTGCCGCTGCCGCCCGTGAGCGGCCCTGCCCGCTACGCCATTCGTTCAAGGGCTCGCATCAGCCTGAGCAGGCACTCGCGATGACTCGCCTCTGCCACCGCCGTCTTGATTGCGGCCCGTTCCTCGCGAAGCAACGCCAATTCCGCTTTGATGTCCAGCAGATTCTTCGCCTCGGCAGCAGCCGCAGCCCCGCCGTTCTCCTCGACCAGCCGTGCAGCGAACTCCGGGCTCCTGTCCATCATGGATCGCACCACGACGCGGGCATCGGGGTTAGCGCCCCTCGTGCACCACGAGATTTCTTGAAGCTCGATCTCGTGAATCTCAAGCCCGCCCTCCGGGCGCTTCTCGTACTTGCCACGCGAGATGAGCGCACCGATGCTGAGGTCGGTCACGAAGCCCCGCTTGACCTTGCCGTGAATGAGCATGGCGTTCGGATCTTCGGTGTCGAACTCGGGACGGAAGAACAGCGCTCGGCTGAGAGCGGGGTGATTGCCGGTGAACGCCTCTCCTCCGCCGAGCGGGATGTCCTCGAAGGTCCGCGTGTAGCCATGCGACCACAGCATCGCGGGCGAGGCGTTGAAGCGGGCCAGCAGCCAGCCGTCGCCCTTTTCGCTGCGATCAACGCGGATGATGTCGCGGTCGCTGTCCTCGGTCGCGCTGCTGACCACGCACAGCATCCGGCCCTGTGCGTCCTCGGACTTGTCGAGCAGGTGCCCGCCCTTCACGACGAGAGCGCTGCCATCGGCAAAATCGAATCGGCTCATGCTATTCCTCCTCAACAGGGAACGACGAGCAGCGGCAGTTGATAGTGTTGCCCGCCTCTCCGCCATCTTCCATCGGATACGCAAGGCCGCACGGGAACGGCTCGTCGATATCGCGGACCTCTCCATCGCATGTCACATGATCGAACTGATCGTTCTCGCCTTCGCCGCGCACGAGTTCATCCTGTGCCGTAAGCCAAACGTGCTTTCTGAATCCGGCGACCTTCATCTCCTCGAAGCGCGAGACGTTGTAGGCGCTGCCGACCTCCGTGCGTGCGATGGTCAGTGAGCGATTGATGCTTGTGTTGAAGCCGTTGCGTGCAAGGCGCTGGATCTCGCTGGCGATCTCGTAGTCACCGAGCCCGCTCTCAACGGCGTCGGCAACGTCCTCGATCAGTCGGTTGAAGACGCGCTTGCCCATGCCCTCGATCAATGGCGTGCGGCGCTTGATGGCCTCTCGGGCTCTGTCGCCAATCACGCTCGGACCCTTGCGGACGAGCTCGACCTCCTCGCCCGTGAATGACTTGCCCTGCTTGATCTCCTGCACCGACAGAGCGCCTTCCAGCGCAGCCTCGTAGTGCACCGGCACGATCTCTGCCTTGAGCGCCTCGATGAGCTTCGGTGCGCGCTCCTTGCCCAATGCGGTCACAAGAGCGGGAAGCGCCATCAGGGTTGCCCTCGTGGGCTCGGCGGTCCACTTGTCGATGAGCGCGACGGCATGATCCTTCTCGTGACTGAAAGCGAGGCGCACGCTCTTGCCGACGGCACGCTCCATGCGGGCCAGCCTGCGATTGCGGTCGATCTGTCCGCGAGCGTCAAGCATCCGTGCGCGAGCTACATGAAGCGGGCTGGCTGATTTGGTCGCGAGCCTCTCGGGCTCACGGGCATCGCCTTGCGACCTGCCAGCCCGCAATGCTTTGGCGACATCCTCGAAGGCGTTCTTGCCGGGCGATGGCGTGGTGCCGCCCTCGGGATCGTCTTCGGCGGCAGCCTCGTCTTTGCCGGGGGGCGTCGGCTGCGACGGTTGCGGCTGCGTCAGCGACGATTCCCAATCCTGCACGAGCAGGGAGAGCGGCACCTGTACGCTGGACACGAGCACATCGTCCGGCATCGGCAGGGCGTCAACGTCAATGCCGAGGTTGAGGCGCTCGTTCGCTTGCCTCCACGGCACGCCGTTGTTCACGAGCTTCGTCGCGATGTCCACCTGCTGCGACAATTCATCCTGAAGCGCCTCGATCTTCGACAGGTCGAAGCGAACATGGATGCCGGTGCGCGGAGGGCCATCGACGAAGTACGAATCGAAGGCGCTCTCGATGGAGTGCATGAGCGGGATGAGCGTCTGCGTCCAGTAGATTCGCAGGCGACCCTTGAACGTGGCGTAGTTGGGCTCATCGTCGCGCCCGATGAGCGACGGGCTCATGCCGAGCGCGGTGCAGATGCGTTGCTCTGCGATCTTCTGGTGCTCCGGCAGGAAGGACGCTGAATCGGCGTCGCTCGCCTGTCCTTGTTTGATGCCGTTGGCGAGCAAGATGTCCTTCTGCGACCTGCCACCGCCAGAGCGACGGCTCATCAAGTACGACAGAAGCTCCTCCTGCTGTTTCGGCATCATCTCCTTGTCGGTGCTGTAGACGTTGGGCGGGCCGCCTCGTTCGACCATGCTTGCGATGAGCGAGTCGCCGAGCCTCACGATCTTGTCAGGCGACATCACGCAATGCAGCGGCGAGAGCCCGCGCACGGGGTTGGATGGATTGACGAGCTTGTGATGCACGAGGTCGGTCGGCAGAACGACAGCCATCGCTCCGCCGCTCTGCACGTTCCAGCGGATCAGCGAGCCGTCAGGAGTCTTGACCTCGCGGTAAAACTCCGGGTCGAGGTGGCCGTACATCATGCGCGGGGCTGCCGGATTGTCGAAGATCAGGAACGCCTCGCCCCGCGAGAGCGTCCATGTGACCACGAACTGAATCAGTTGCGAGGTCGAGATGCTGCCTGCGGGCCTACGGAACAGCATCCGTACCGGGTCATTCGGCGGCACATCGCTGTCCGCATCGTCGGGATCTGTCAGGAACAGCAGCGGAGCGCCAGCGATGTCGGTTGCCTGCCGCTTGATGCAGGCGTAGGCAATGACGTTCTCTTGATAGACGTTTCCGCCAGCGCCCGGCGTCCACGGCAAGGGCCAGCCGGAATAGAACAAGTCATTGAGCGTGTAGACTTTGGCGGCTTTTTCGATTGTGTCGGCGGGCGCAGGAACGGGAGCGGCGGCCCGGCTGCGAAGGAACGGCAAGAGCTTCATCGCACTCCTCTCACCCGAGGACCATCGCCGTCGGGATCGACTGTCGGAGCCCTTCCCGTGCAATCCACGCCGCCATGAGGCGGTCGCCGGTGTGCGCGTCCGGGCTCCATGACTTGCACTCCTCGATGAACTTGTCAATCTCTGAATGTTCAGGCAACCACATGCGGCCCATCTCAACGTCGGTGGCGAGGCCGGGGATGCCGAGTTCTTCGTGTCGTTTGCGGCGCGTGGTCGTGTGCCCGACCACGACGATCTCGCTGACATCATCCTCGGTCGCACCGAGCCCGCGAAGCACGGCAGCCTCGCGGATCATCTGCTGAATGTAGACCTGCGCCCCGTTGTCCTCGACGCGAAACGTAGCCAGCCCCGCGCCCTTGTGGAACCTCCTGTGGATGTCGAGGATGGCCCGCACGATGCCGCCCGCTTCGGCCCTGCACGACATGACATGGTGTGTGCGAAAGCACGAGCCGTCGTTAATCCGTTTGCTCATGGTCCACAGCACGGTTTCGTCGTGCTCCTCGCCTTTGCGCGTGGCAAGGTCCACGCCGGTGCAGACGATCTCCTGCGCCCATGTGTCCTCGTCGCCGTTGCCGTTGCCGGGATACGGGCGCGAGTTCAACCACTTCGTTTTGCCGACGCTCTCGCTGAGGGCCGTCTCGTTGAACACGCCGAGCGATTTCGACAACGGAATGTTCCTGAACTGCCGGTTGTAGGCGATGGTGCCGAGTTCGGCGCGCTTCGCTTCGAGGCGCTTGCGCGGCCAACGGGCGGGCCAAAGCGTCGGGCGCTCCCCGCCGTCTTGAGGCTCCCCGCCATCTTCGGCGTCGAACTTCGCGCTGTGCCATGCAGCCCTGCGGGAGAGGACATGCAAGGCATCCTCCGCGTGCCATGAGGTGTCGAGGATCAGCACGAAGCCGCCCGGCAGGATTCGCGTGAACACCTCGTTCTCAAGGACGTCGAGCACCTTCGCCCTCATCACCGGCGACGATGTGTTATCGCGGTCGAGGATGTTGTCGATCACGATGCCGTGCAAGCGAGCGCCGAGGATCTCGCCGTCGAGCCCGTAGGCCGCGAGCGAGGGATCGCGTGCGCTCGGAGGGCAGCCCTCGACGCGAAGCGCCGTGCTGCCCCATGTGTCCATTGCCCGGCTCGATGTGCTTTGCTGTGGGCGCAGGTTCGGGAACACTCGAGCGATCCGCTCGTTGACCATGATCTCGCGAGCGACGCCGAGGACCGTCTTACGCGCCTGCGTGCTCTTGCTGGACAGGTATGCGTATTGCCGCGAGGGATGCTGGCCGAGCAGGTGGATGAGCTTGATCTTCGCCTGCGTGGTCTTGCCGTGCTCGACGGGATACCAAAATATGCAACGATCCTGCCTGTCTGCGATCTCGTGAAGCTCGCGATGATGCCGCGCCTGAACGAGCGCAGCGCCGCTCTCGTTGTCGGTGAAGCAGTATTCGGCGAAGGCGTTCACGCTGGATCGAGCGCTCTCGATCAGCAGGCGCTCGGCTGCGGCGAAGCTCGGCTCGATTGTGAAGCGTGCTCGAAGTCGATTGGCGGCGACGGAGGCGATGGGCTCGCGTGCAAGCGCGGCCCTCATGGTGCTGGCTCTGCCGTCCTCGCGTTGGCCTCTGATTCGATTGCGGCCAGCACGCGGGCGCGGTCGTCAGGGTCGCGGACGTTCTGAGCGATGATGTCCATGACATGCTCGATGTACGACTGCGCCGCCTCCATCGTGATCGTGATGCGCGGATTGTCGCTGGCGAGCTTGAGGCCGAGAGCGCTGGCAATCGTCTTGTCGATGTCGTGAGCGAGCCGGAAGTCGCGGCCCTTCACCCTGCCATCGGGATCGCGCCAGCCCTTCATCGCCGCACGACGGATCGCGTGAAGCCTGCCGATGAACTCGTCCTTTACCTCGACGCTCGCCTCGGTCGTGACTTCCTTTTGATTCTTGCGGATCTCCACAATGTCATTGCGGATCGTCCCCCTCGTGACAGGGAAGCGCTCCTTGAGCAGTATGTGAATCTGCTGCGGACGATAACCACCGTACAACATTTCTTCGACGGCTTGAAGTCGGCGCTGACGCTCTAGGGCGTCCGTTCGACGATGGCGCGGTTTGTCATTGCTTGTCATGGGCCGGAGCCTCGAAGAGCTTCAGCGACACCTTGAGGAGGGCGACGAAGCACGCACTCGGCGAGGCGTCGGGCTGTTCTTTGTGGACATGATCCACCCACGCCTTCCACAGCGCAAGCAATTCCGCGTCGGTCACGAAGAAGATCTGCTGTTGATGCTTCGGCGACACGCCGGGATCGTAGGTCCAGTCCGTGCCGGCCCGCTCGATCATGTCGGCGAGATCCTGCGCGGAGTCAGGCATGAAGTCTTCCAACCCTTCGAGCGTGCCGTACTCGGGCAACACTACGTCGCGGATCAGGGCGGCTAGCGCGAACTCGTCGTCCTCGAACCATTGGTGATTGCGCCGACGGGCGATCAACACAGCGTCGGCCTTCGTGATGGGGCCGAAGTTCTCGACCTTCACGATCTTCCAGCCGAGAACGTCGATGGCGTCTAGGCGGTGATTGCCGTCGATGACCTCCAGTTTGCCCGCCTTGAGTTCGCGAACAGCCATCACCCCTGCGCTGCGGTCTTTGTCGATTGATGCCGCCAATTTTTTGAGCGCCTCGGGAGACGCCGCACGCTTGTAGTTCCATTCGGCCGAGATCAGCAATTCGCGGGCGACCTCTTGCAGAAGCGGGTACTCGGGGGCGGGTTTCTTCGGCATGGTCGATCCTCAATTCTGAGGTCCAGCGACCTGTTGGTACTTGCGGAGAAGCGTGCGGGCGATAATGACGTTGAGTGCGGTGTTTCGCGCCCCCGTATCCCCGTCGTTGAATCCGTTCGCCACGAGCCACGCCTTGACTTGTTCGATCAGCACGCGGGTAGCGTCCATCTCCATGATGTTGTCGGTCAAGACGATGCGGCTTTTGGTTTCGTCCCCGATGAACGCCTGCGCTCGACCGAACTTCGAAGCGTTGAGCCATGTGGTCGAATCACAAGAGGTGCACCAACGGCAACGACGCATGATCGCAGCGCGGTCGCAACCGAACAGGTGAATGTCGATTGATGGCTTGCGTTGTTTCGCCATCGCCGCCTGTCGCTCCACGCTGCGGGCGAGGTCGCTGACCCCGTGCTTGCGAAGCTCAAGCGGGGCAATGCCAACGTAGTCGCTGAACTCGATCAGGCGGTCAAACCCGCTCTGCCCGTCCTCAAGGTGCCAGACGTTCACGAGGCGATGATCGGGAAGTTGATCGCGCAGCCGACGGCGCAATGACCACGCCGCTTCGGGGTCGAGGATCTTCTGACAATCAACCTCGACGACCACGCCGCGATAGTTCGACTCCTTCACGAACTCAACGATGCGGTCCTGCCATGCAGTCAGGAAACCGAGATCCCACGATCCTTTGCCGAAGTTCGTGTCCGAGCCTTTGCGCCCCCACATGAGCGTGAAAATGCCAGAGTCGAGCATGGTGGTGCGAAACAGCGCCTCGTAGATCGAAGGGGCGGGCGCGGTCGAAGCCGACGTCGCTCCCTTCAGTTTGAAATCGGGCGCGATGTAGCGATAGACCGAGAACAGGGCGTGCTTCACGCCGACGAAGTGCTGGATGGCCCTCGCTTCGCGGAGTTTCTCTACGCCTGCGAAATAGACCTTCACGCCTTGCCTCCTTGTTTCCACGCCGCAAAACCCGCAGACCGTTTCTTGCAGGCGGGGCAAGCGCCGCAGCCATAGCCCCATTCGTGAAACGGTTGCTCGCCGCCTTCGTAGCAGGTTCGGGTGTGATTGACGACGAGGTTCGTGACGTTGAGCGCCGACGCTTTCGCCCAAATCGCGGCCTTGCTAAGGGCGACCAGCGGCGCGTGGATTTCGAGGCACGGCATGTCGAGCCCGATCCTCAGAGCTTCCTCCATTGCGCGAACGAACTGCATCGAGCAGTCGGGGTAGGCGTCGGTCTTGCTCGTGGCTCGATGAGCGTCCAACCCGATGACCACGTTCGGGATGTTGAGCTTCTTCGCCATAGCGCCGGCCAACGCGAGGAACAGGATGTTCCTGCCGGGCACGAACGAAGTTGGCAAGTTGTCGGCACGAACTCCGAAGGCTTCGGAGTTCTTCACGAGCGAGGAGTCCCTCAACTGCGCGAGGGCGTCACAGTCGAGCATCGTCCACGGCACCTCCGCTTCGCGACAGACCCGTTGAACGGCTCGCTGTTCCATCGACAAAGACCGTTGCCCGTAATTGACGAACAGGGCAAGGCAGTTCCACCTTTGATCCTTGTCCGCCCACAGCATCGCCGTCGTGGAGTCCTGACCGCCGGAAAGCAACACGAGTGCGTTCAACGATGGGCCGTATGCACGCATGACAGGAACTCCTTCCTCGTGTCCTCTTGATCCTTGAACAGGCCGCGAAGGGCGCTCGTGACCATCACGCTGTTCTGTTTCTCCACGCCTCGCGCCGTCATGCAAAAGTGTTGCGCCTCGAACATGACCGCGCAGCCTTTCGGGGCGAGGTGTTCCATGATCGAGTCGGCCACCTGCGCCGTGAGGCGCTCCTGCACCTGAAGGCGACGGGCGAAACATTCGACGAGGCGGGCGAGCTTGCTGATCCCGACCACCTTCTCCGTCGGAATGTAGCCAACATGAGCCCGTCCAAAAAACGGGAGCATGTGATGTTCGCAGGTTGAATAGAACTCGATGTCCCGCAGCAGCACCATTTCGTCACAGTCAACGATGAATTGTTTGGAGAGGATCTGCGCGGGGTTTTGCAGGTAACCCGCGTAGATTTTCGCCCACGTTCCCACGACCCGCCTCGGCGTTTCCGCCAACCCTTCGCGAGTCGAATCTTCACCGATGGCTTCGATCAGGTTTCGGACAATCGTTTCGTTCGGCGTCATCTCATCCCCGCGATCTTGTGCGTCTGGAGCGATAGTCGCCAGCCGCGATAATTCATCACGGCGCTGGCGGCGAATCGAAAGATCGACTCTCGCAAGAGTGGGTCGTCGCTCCAAATCGGCTGTAGGTATCGCTCGCGAACATGACCCTTGAACCTCGACAGGTCTTGCCCTTGATGCAAGAGCTTGAGTTCGCTGGCGACGCCATCCCACTCCTCGACGGGATCGCCGTTCTTCTGCTTCGGAGAGCATGTGACCCACGCGCCTTCGTTGAGCAGCGCGAGTATCGCCTTCTCGTTGGAGCCGTTCGTCTCGACCTGAATCGAACGCCTCCCGCTGTCATAGATGGCACGCACGAGCGGGATGATGTCGTGGATCGTCGGCTCGCCGCCCGTGATTACAACGTGCTCGTTCCATTCGAAGAACATGCTCATGGCGAGAACGATCTCGTCGGTCGTGAGGCGTGACTCGATCTTCGTGAAGTCGGTATCACACCACGCGCATTTGAAGTTGCACCCGGCGAGTCGGATGAACGTGGCGGGCGTTCCGGCGAAATGACCTTCGCCCTGTACGCTCGCGAAGATTTCGACGATGGGCAGCCGCTTCGGATCGTCTACGACCGCCTCGGCTTCGACGGTCGGTTCATGTTCGTCAGTCACGGGACCACACCGCGAGGTTGGTGTCGTTTTCGCTGACCGCGACGCGCTCGACATGAGCGCAGGGGCCACCGGATTCGCGGGCAGGCATCTCGCCATTGACCTCGCTGGCGATCAAGTACGCGAGGTTCTCCGCCGTCGCCGGGATTCCGCCCATCGTCTCGTTGAGGTCGCGGTGGTCGTGGCGCTTCACGATGGCGCTGATCGCCGCGAAGTCCACGACCATGCCGTTCGGGTCGAGGCTGTCGGCGCAGACCGTCACGGCGATGTCGTAGTTGTGGCCGTGAGGCCGACGGCAGGGCGACTCGTAAGGGAGCTTCAGGCAATGCGCTGCTGCAATAC